TTACGCGCTCCGTCCTTCAAGTGCCTTCATTAAGGCGTACATTTTCTTGGCACCTGCGCGCCGTGATCCGTTGCCCATGTTCCGGACGGCTTGTGCGGTGAAGACAAACTCACCGTCCGACAGCATCGCAGGGATCTTGTCATCCTTCGGGCCACCGGGGCCGGAAATGTGACCATTCTTGCGCGGATACTCAGCACTACCGCCTTCCGCATAACGCTGGAAGCTCGGCATGGAAGCCACTCCCAAGTCAGGCATCTGACCCAAAGTCAGGCCGCCAATGCCTCGGTTGGTGTAATCGTACGGGGTGTACGGCTGGAACTGATACTGGCCTTGATAACCAGTGCCACGGAACTGCGTGCCGCCTTCACCGGTATACGGATTGCGCTGGTACGTTGTTTCAAGGCCGCCGTATTGCAGCGGCTGCAGCTCATAGTCATACATGCCTGCGACGTCTAGCGGAGGCTCTTCTGGGATCGGTTCAAAGGCGCCACCGAGATAGGCAGCTCCTAGTCCTGCACCAGCCAGCGGAGCGTATCGAGCCATGACGCCAGGAGCTTCTTTTGTAGCTTGAGCCAATGCATCTTTATATGTCATGCCCTTGCTCACAAGCGCATCTGCACGTGCGTCAATCGCGGCTTGGTCTACGCGAGGATCCAAGAAGTCGAACACGTCGCTGCCCGCTTTCTTAGCAAGTCCCATGTAATCGTTCTGTTGCCAAAGATCCCCATACGAAGGACCTGCAGCACCCGGTGCCATGGAAGGTGCAGCACCCGCTCCGGTTACCGGAGCACGGGACATGGCAGTACCGTACTGATCGGCGACGGAGTAACCACCGCCCAGTGACGGAGCTGGAGTCTGCGCTAATGCCGGATTCGCGTACGAGGCAGGCATGTTGTATGCGCCCATCGGAGCGACCGCTGTCGGAGAGCCCGGAGTATATTGGCTGACAGGGATGCCTTGGTAGAGACTCTCACCAAGATTCGGATCCCAAACAGGTTCTGGGCTAAAGCTCGGAGTAGGTGGAGTCGGCGCCGTAGCACTTACGCTTACGTCGCTCGGAGTTAAGACCTGAGGCGTTCCTACGTTTACGTCCGCAACCGTAGTGGGACCACCAGTAAGACCAGTACCCGTTGCAGCAGCGTCTGTGCCGCCTGCGCCTGCAGACTTGACGGTGAAATCATCAACCTGGACATTTGAAGCGGCAGCGTTTGCAGCAGCGGCTGCATCCGGCCCTATTTTATAGGCGTCTGGAACCATGTTCGGGAACATGTAGGCCGTGCCGCCAGCCATCACGCCGCTGAGAAGACCACCCTTGAGCGCATCACCAAAGCTCTGCCCGGATGCGACGTTTACCAAAGTGGAAGCCGCAGCGGTATTGATGCCGAGCGCCAAAGCTGGCGTGGTTACGCCTAAGATGCCGCCCCCTACACCACCTGCTAATCCCAAACCGCCCGGACCCATCAGCATCGTCGCGCCGATGGTCAGCGCAATACGGCCAATCGGGTTCTCTGCGATCGCGGAAACAACGTTCTTGACGGTCTTAACGACCTTTTTAACAACCTTCGCAGCGCCTTTAACAACCTTCTTAACGGCTCTGAAGACGCTCTTAAAGAAGAATTCCGGGAGACCTGTATATGGGTTAATCGTGCCGCTACCGCCACGGGCACGCAGCATACGTGCCTCTGCTGGGGTAATGTGCGCCAAGATGGTGTCGCCGTTGCGGCCCATCTGTGCCATTGCAGCTGCGATCGGCTTCAGCGTGGCCAAACCACCGTCTGCAAACGCCTGTGGCGCTTGGACCGTGGTCATTGCAATCTGATCCAAGGCCATATCGAGGGCCATGAAGTAGGCCATGTCAAAGGTTTCTGGCAACAATTCCGCGAAGATGCCTTCTACGTCATCCGTCACCAGTTCTTGGCGCATTTCTTGGTAATCTTGCGGGGAGCGAAGAATCTCGTCGACCATTTGGCCAAGGGCTTGAATTACGTCATCCGGTAGCTGCATCCCAGTGAGCGCGCGCTTGAATTCTGCAACCAGTTGGGGATCGGCTTCTTCCATCCCGGAAAGGACGCCTTCGCGGAAGGTCATCGGATCACGGTTGGCTTCTGCAGAAGCCTGTTCCAATGCCTGCATATCAATCATGGAAGAAACGTCCATTCCGGCGTTCCCAAGGCTCATCAGCCCTTCATTTGATTGATCATCCATGGGGGCGTTCGGGAGCCCCATAATCCCTTCCATCGCTTCAGCCATGTTGCATACCTAAGTCGTATGTTGAGTTTATAAAAGGCCCGAAACGGCCTGCGCGTCTGGAAGGATCGCGAGATGCCGTGATTATGCCGTAAGCCATTAGTTTCTGTCCACTTCTAGGTAGGACAAATAAAAGTGCACGGTGGCCACCGAGGACTCGACCGTGATCTTGTCCCCTGCCTCTAAAACGCAGGGCACGCCGTTGAACACGTCAACCGTGCCATCGGGAGAAATCGGATAGGCTTTGAGCAGATAACGCTCGGATCCTCCGTCGTCGTATTGGGAAACCGTAACAGAAGCGGCTGATGCGTTTGCGTTGGTCACGCGCAGAGAGCGCAGAATCGCGGTATTTGCCGCCGGGACGGTATACAGGTCAGTCTCGGTTGTCGCGTCAGGGACCAAATGGTCACGGAAATACTTATTAGCCATGTTCGATCCCTTGGATCATCAGAGTTACAGACGGCACAGCCGGGCAGAATGTTTCAGCAGCGTAGGCTTCAAGTGAGGTATCAAGATCGTCCGCCGCCCACATCGCTTCCAGATAATCACCCTTGTCCACCTCAAAAATCGCGGCACGGGCGATGGTCTTCGACTCATCGTTGTCGTGAACTGTAATTCGCATGGTGGACCCCGTAATGTCCGAGCCGTTGATTCGTGGCCAAAACCAGAATGTTTTTGCACTTGCCGACGTGGAGTTGAGCTGTGCGGTGAAGTGGATGTAATACTTCCCGGCCTTGGCGAACACAATTCGGCTGGTCGGCGAGCCGACGGAGATATGCTTTGAATATGCAGTGGTGTTCCACGTAATCGCTTTAGCGGTGTCCACTACTGTTTGCGTTTGATCGGTAAAGTCCAGAAACGCGCCGTAGGCAAAATCACCGTAGTCCTCCAGCACACCACGGTTTGCCATGCCCATCGCACCGGTATACCAGTCAAGTGTCGTCTGGTTGTTTTCTGTGATTTGAGGGGTATAGGTTGTATTGAGCTGCAGAACAATTTGTTCTAGCGAGCGAACAAGCTGATCAAACTGTTCCGCGTTGTATTCTTTCGGAGCAGCATTGGGTAAACGAACGTTAAAGATCTTGCTCATCGCAAGCCATCCGGTACCACATCAACCCGCAGCGTGCCATAACGCCACTTGCTGCCTACCTCATCCGACTCAATACGCACTGCAATCTGGCGGCCACGCGCACGCGTATCGACTTTCTGCGTCGTCGGCGTAATCGTATGCGGAGACAGGGAACTTGGGCTGGCCGAAGCCTGCGGATACGGACGCAAGTAAAGGTTGACCGTAAGATCACCGACTTGTTCTTTGAAGTCCGGAATAAACCGTTTCATCAGCAACATGTTGTCGCCTTCTGCAATATCAAAGTAACCGGAATAAATAAACGATGGGATCGCAGCGCCGTTAGCATCGGTCCCTGTTTCTTGATTCCAGACAATCGAACGTCCAGCCGTCAAGCCTGTCGGGTTACTGCCGCCTGACGGCGTTACCGTACTGGTCGGGAAGAACTGCGCGGCAAGCGGGGTTGGATAAACAGTGCGATCAGTCCATGCTGTACGTGCCATGCTGCCGATGGACCAACAGTTTTCGAGGTAGTTGTAGGTGACAAACCGATCCAAGTAGTCAGACGTAAACGAACAGTACCACCACGTGACTTCATTGAACTGCGAGTTCAATCCAACGTGAACCTTGGTCCCTTGTACTTTATTCAAGTCATCGAACACATAGTCTTGCACAGTACACGGGATTTTCTTCACCGTACCGTCGAACATGTAAAAGTCGTCTTTGCCCATCCAGAACGCAATACCGTTCACGTCAATCGACGCATGCGGGCCGATCAAACCGCAGTTCACACCGAGCTGCTGGAAACCAAAGGTATACGGAGGTCCGATGTACTGCATGCCATGCAATGAGGTATCCGTATGAATGAGAATCTGACCGCGTGAACGAATGGCAGAAATGATCTCATTACCGTCCGTGAGGCGCTGACCACCTGCTGTGTTGGTAGCCGTTTCGGTAAACGTGGTGATGTCTTCTTGGTCCGAGAAACGTACAAACATCGGATCTTGCGTCGTGCTCGTTCCTACAGTCGTTTCTGTGCCAAAGCAGACCAAATGCCTGTCTGGGGTAGACACCAGTGCATACGAACTTTTCGTGGGTGCCCCAGCAAGAGCCGTGGCCCGTGTTCCAACGCCCAAGCTCGTATCAAAATAGTACGTCGGGCCATTGACCAACTGACAAACCACGTCTTCACCGTAGTTATCAAACTGCCATACCCGAGAGAACAACTGCGTACCTACTGAAGGCGCACGAGGCGTGCCCCAAGTCGAAGCGCCCCAACTGCCGGTACCCCAACCAAAGTCAAAGTAACTGATGTTGGAGCCGACGTTGATTTGATATACGCCCACGACCGAAGCGCCACCTCCGACGCATTGGCCGCGATGCTGGATGTAATTTCATACGTGTCGGCGTCCACGACAAACGTGACTTCCCACTCCGCATTCAATACTGTGTCGGTGATCACGCCGCCGAGAGAGGCAGCACCGCTGTACGTGACAAAATCCCCTTCAATCGCACCATGGCCGGTGTGTGTTACCGTGATCGTAGTGGAGCCATCGGTCGCGGCAAACGTGACGTCGCCCGCAGAAGTGGTTGTACGGATCGGAGTGATGTCCGTCCAAACACCGCCGTAAGCGACGTATAGCTTTTTGTTGGTGCCGACAATGACGTAAGGCGTGCCATCAAGCGCGGTCCACGGGAAGACCTCGCTGATCATGCCGATCAGGTACTGCTCTTCCTCATGAAACGGGGTCCACCCACCGATTTTCTCGGGCAGCCCATAGCGAAAACGAATGTAATCGCCGTCGGTCCACCCACCTTCGGCGCCATATTCCGTATTTTGCTTATCAATGCCCGGTTTTAGGGCCAACTTAAAG